GCACTGGCAGCAGCCGTTACTGTAAAAGTATTTGAATCTGCAACAGAGGCAACAATAAACGTACCATCAGTAGCAGAGCCAGAAGTGTAATCTACTGTCAGTTCATCTCCTACTGCAACACCATGATTTGTAATCGTGATTGTAACTGTAGTACCTGACTGAGAATAAGTTCCTGTTTTTGTAAAGCCTTCTCCTGGTGGAGTGAAATCAAAACTGGCACTATCATTAGCTCTACTGTCCAAGAATCCTTCTATAACATCTGCTTCTGTTTCGGAAACTTCAAATGTAAAATTAAATATCTTGGGATTTTGATGAGCAGCGAGTCCAAATAATATTCTGTGTTCAAACCCATCAGCAAAACGCACTCTTCTAGTATTTGGTGCGGATCTTTTCTGTTGTCCATATTTTGGAGTGATTGAGGGAAAGGTAGCCATTATGCAAGTAAACCTCCAGGACGTTTTTGTTTGATTAATTCAGATTCTATCGCTGCTGACAATACAAGACCGAGTTCTCTGCCACCTTGTTCATCACCTTCAACAGAAGAACCAGAGGCATCTACGTTTACAACAATACTTGTTCCGCCACCTAACTGATTATTTGGAATAATAGTTCCTGCTCTGTCTGGCACAAATAATTCTGGGCCACGTTCTCCGACTATTGAAGCCCTGCCTACTGGTGGTCGGCCTCCATTCGCAAACTTCAAACCTGGAATAGGATCTAACATCGGTGCGGAGATCATACCACCTAAATCTGTACGAAAACTACTACCTCCACCTCCTTTTTTACCTCCACCAAACATTCCAAGAACTGAACCGAATAATCCTCCACCGCCTCCGAGTGATCCCTGCATATTACCGAAGAAAGCCATATTGAATGATGCGTCTATGAGTTTGTCTAATACATTTCTGAGAACATCGTTTAGGGTAGACGTTCCACGGATCATACCCTGTATGCCGTCTGCGATGTCGGTGGCTATTGTCTGCTGCATCTGTTTAAATGCTTCTGCGGTTTCTCTTGCTAAATCTCTTTGCTTTTCCAAATCTGATATTCTTCTTAATCCTGTTTTAATAGCCTCTTCGTCAAGAATCTTACTTTCTTTATTCATTTCCATTATCTGTTTTTCTATCTCAAACTCTTCAGAACTCATGTTGAAACTACGTTCCAATAGTGCTATTTCTTCATTAATGTCTTTAATCCTAGTTTCTTGTATTTTTTGATTATTCTTCTTTATACTTAATTTTTTATTTTCCTCATTTACTGACTTCTGCTCTGCGATAACTAAATCATTAGTTGCTCTTATGGCTGCTTTTATATCTTCTTCAGTAACAAAAAGTTTATTTCTCTCTAAACCTAAAATAGTTTTTGCTAAACCCGCTTTTCTTCCTGGAAGAGCAAACGGATTTTGTAACTCCTCTCTAACACCTATTAAATTTTGTATTTTTTTATTGTCGGTGTTTTCTGCTTGGCCTAATAGTGCAGTTCTCTCAACTCTTCTGCCGATAAAACCTCCTATACCTGATCCCTCTAAGAAACGAGCTAGTGAAGCTCTCATCTGAGTCATTACTTTTGTAAAATTATTACCTAATTCTGTAACTTCATCACCAAATTTAACCAAAGCGTCTACCCCTTCTTTTCCGACTAAATTAATCATTTTTTGTCTTGCTGCCTCAAAAGCTGCCTCTTCGCCTCCTAATTTTTGGAGCGTTTGTAACTGTTTCTCAAACTCTGTGCCTGTAATACCTAACGCTGCTGATACTGCTTCGACATCCTTTGTTGCCTCGCTCAAAGCTGCTCCTAATTTTCCTGTCTCTACTGTAAATGACTGCATTGCTGTAGCTGCTGTGGTAGCTGCTATACCTCCAGCAAATCCTCCCATCTGCCCGAACATTCCACCGATACCACCACCCAATGCACCAGCAGCACCGACAAATGGACCTTGCCCAAATAATAGTGGAAAACCACCACTGATTAGAGCACTTTGAAAGTCAAAACCTCTTCCACCTCCTGCTGCTCCTGCCCCTGCTCTTGGAGGCAGGGCTGGTCCGATTGATCCACCAATCTGACCAAAGTTTTTACCTCCTGCAAATCTTCCTGAAGATATTAATTGAGTCCTTTTCGCTACTTCTTCAGTTATATCGGTCTGAAGTTTTAACTCATCTTGGGCTATTTTTCTTTGACTTGCTGCTGCCTTTAATTGATTTTTGGAATCTAATGCTGCTGCTTTTCTTATGGCTGCTCTTGCTTTATCTACTTTCAATCCCTTGTCAGCTAGTTTCTGTACTTGATCTCCTAGTCTCCTAGTTTCAATCATTGATGCTTTCTGAGCATCTTTACTCTTAGCTATTTTTTCCTGTATCTTGGATACTCTGGAGTCTATTTTAAGTGGTTCGTTTAGATTTCTTCTTAGTGTATTTATTCTTTTCTCAAGAGCTTGCAGAGAATTTCTAGCGGAAGAAGTATTTAAAGTTATATTTACGCTGTAATTTGAAGCAGCCACCGCAGATTCTATTAGATATTAAAAGTTTAGCGTACTTTGCGATATTGAGCCTGTCTTTTTGCTTTTTCGTAGGCTTCTTCCTCTCGTTCAGATTTTATCTCGAAGTAAGCGTTCCAGGCATACAGTTCTTGAACTGACATTTTTTCTCTTACTTCTCTTTGGGTATAACCTAGTTTTTCGGCTATGAAAAACTGTAGATAAACAAAGTTGTCTTTTTTGAGTTTAGCTTTTTACGGCATCGGGGCTTTCCTCCTCGCCCACTCCCTGCATCTTAGTCATAATGTCCACTAAAACTGACATTGGTATTTCTCTTCTAAGTGCTGGTAAGTCTGCTGATGAAAACATCTTTACCCCTGATTCATCTTCAGCTTTTGTAAGAATAACTTGTAAAGCAAAGTCGAGGCTTCCCTCTTCCTGCCCTTTGTTCATAGCTACTAATGTACTGTTTATTGTGTCTCTATCGGCTATGGTTAAAGGCGACCAGAATATCTTGAGGACGAGTTCTTCTCCCTTAAAAATGGAGTAGCTACTGCGTTCTTCTACATTGAAGGCTTTCTTCAATCTGTCGATTGCTCTTTCTGGTGACATAAAAAATTAGATCTATTCTTGTAGTATAGCTTAACCTTAATTATTGACAGGAGTATGCTTTCCTTTAAAAGTTTCGCTAAGTCCTAAAAGTATTGCTTCATTGAATTGCTCGGTCTGTAAATATATCTTGTACCAATCTGGGCTTCCACTAGGAGGTGTTATGCCATCAACTATTTGTGCGTGTCTATCGTAAGTTACTCCATCTGGATCGCCAACTGGTGCTGTAGCTCCTGGATTATTCACTGCAAAACCAGCATATTCGGCTGCGTTACCTACAAATAAAGGTTTTTCTAAGGGAACTTTTTTGGCCCGTTTGCGTTTAGGTAACTGACGATTAGTTCGTATCTGGTCATACACACTACCTACAGGCTGGTCAGGGTCACTCATAAACTCCATTAATGATGGGTTGGCATCTTGAATTTTTCCTGATCCTATCTGCCTTCGTTTAGGTGATTTTTTGACGGGGGCTACAGGAGTTTCACTTATTTTCCAGCTAGTAGCGAAATGCCCTGTCCACCACGGTCCACGCTCTTGAAGATCCTGTACCATAGCCGATGCGACTTTACTTTTTAGAGCTATCATATTTTGCTCTAAGTCTTTGGTTAGTTGTGAAATGTCTTTAGAACTAGGCATTAGCGGTAAAGGTGCAACTGACTACAGATAGAAAATGACTTTCTCTTTCTGTGTTTATTGTACTCGGTCCAGAGATTTGTGATACACGAGGAGAAACTGAGAAGGAATCTGTGTAATTTGCAGCATTTATGGAAGTCAAACCATCTACTACTGATTCCGCTATTGCTGATCCATCTGCTGTTCCCTTATCCTTTGGTGTCATTATTCCACAAGTTATAGATCCCGCGTAATAATCAATTGCTGCACCTTGAGGTTGGGTCGTGGATTGCGTGAAATCAAGACTTACCATTACATATTTTTTGTTTTTACCTGGAGTTGTGAAAGGCATATTATCAAAAACCACTGTCACTGTGTTGTCAGCAGTGGTTACTGCGTTTTTGATTGCGGTTTCAAATGCTGCTCTTGCGTTTACTAAAGTCATTAGAAGATAACATCAACTCTGAATAAGTACTCTTGTCCACCACGCAAAGTTCTGACATCAGTTATCTTTGCAACTCTGGTCGATCCAGAAAATGTGAGGGTGATTTCATCTGATAATAAGGGTTGGCTGTCTCCTATGAGATCGGGTGTTATGTAAACACGGGCTACGTTTTCCTGAAAACCTGTTTCTTCAGTAGATTGTATAAACTCTACGGGAACTTTTATTGTGTAGCTGGTATCACTTGTGGTTACTGCACCTGTGGATGTGTTGTAACTTGCAGATAGTTTTCTAGTGTAGATAATGGTTGTGTCTAATGAGTCTCCTAGTTGAGACACCACCTGTTTTGCGATCTGTTTTAATGCTGTGTCTAGTTGTCCTGCCATTATCCTCTAACCACTCTCATTTGATAACTGCCTGATCCAGCCATTGCGTACGCTCCAAGATAACTTTGTAGCCACGGGTAAACATCTAAAACATTATTTACTGTTCCTGTTCCTTGACTTGTCGTATTGTATTTAACTTCTATATCGCCTAGTTTTACTTCACTGAAGTTTCCATCTTTACCTGTAGTACCAGTAATCGCATCGGTGTCATTGGCTAATGCTCTTGCTAATTCAAATTGTGCGTACTTTATACTTTGAGGTATCAAGTCACATTTTAGTTCTACACCATCTACTGAATAATTATTTCTTGGAAATTTTAAGGCTTGTCCATCATCGCATCTATCTCCTAAATAAACTAAAGTATCGATCCATCTTGTAGCTGATATTAGTGATCTCTTCTTTTGATCGTCTGTCTTGTTAGTCCAAGTAGAGGAATCGGGAGAAGTATCAAAATAGTCGTTAGATTCAGAAAGAGTAACGTAACTATTAGCACTTGCTCCTTTTATAGTTGCGTCTATAGTAGCTGCCACGATCCATAAAGTAATTTAGTTTTATTGTAGCGTAAAGAAAAAACCCCACCAATAATTGATGAGGTTTCGTTATGACCGACAATAATAATCTTATGATTATAAAGTGCTGGTATCAAGTGGTGAGTTAACTGTTAACTGAACGATGGGGATTAAATCTACATCGTATGTTGCAGCCCACTTAGCTTTTGCTCCT